CGATAAAAGACTTTGAATGCTTATAGTGCCTGCATGATTGTATAGGGGATTCCAAAATATAGAGGTAATTTATGTTTGTGGATATGCGTTCGCTTCTATTCCGGAAGACTATGAAGACCTAAAACAGGCAGTAGCTTTGATGTGCATAAACTGATTACAGAGTGCGAAGAGTGCATGATTGAAGAGTGAGAGTGTTTCGTGAACATCACTCGTTTTCGACAAATCTGTCGTGAGCGATGAAGTGAATCAGCTTTTGTCTTATTACAAAACAATCAATGTTTAATTTGGATACCATATCAGCACAAGTAAAAAGACTGACGTACGTTACGGATTGAAGTTTCAAGAAGTGAACGTATGCGAGTTATGGTACAGCAAAAAAATGATACTTTGTTCCACAAGCTGAGAATGCTCAGGATCAGTGATTTGGGAAATTCGGTCAGGTATTTAAATTTGAATGCGATGCACCGTTCGATGTAGAGGATAGCGATAGACTTACGATAAACAGTATTGATTATGAAGTTAAGGCTGTGGCAAGATTTACTTGAAGGATGATCGACCGTGTGAGATGTATTTTAATTAAGTCAAAGAACGAGTAATGGCGATAAATATTCAGATCAAATGATTGTCGGAAATCCAAAAGCAATATTGATCCTGAATTGTGAATGAATATCTGAATAGATGAATTAAAAAATCTGTTTTGGCATTAGAAAGGGAAATGAAAATCGAAACCCCTGTCGATAGAGGAATATTGAGGTCAGCGTATCAGAGTCAATTCTTTGATTTGAAATGAATATTACTTAATCCGACACAATACGCACTCTATGTAAACGATTGAACAAGGCCACATACTCCACCGTTCCAAGTTATATCTGACCGAGCGAATAGACACTGAATGAATCCATGAGCAGTACGGATGAGTATCAAAAAGAAAGGTACAAAAGCGAATCCATATTTGGATCGTGCGATAGATAAGACTGAGGATATTATTGACGACATATTTGATAAAACACTCAATGATTTAGTTTCAAAATTTAATGATCCATGAGCGTAAACACAATTAGATCAACGATAAAAACAAAATTAGATACGCTTAAATGAACGTGAAAACCGTTTGTGAATGTTTATGATTTTTTCACTACATCTCCTCAGTGATTTCCATGTGCTATGTTTGAGCCTGCAAAATTAGACAGCGAATTCAACACAAATACTCAAAACCTAAGGTCTTATTGATTTGTGATACATATCATGCATGAAATGACAAACGAAAACAGACAGAATGCTATCACAGCAGTCACAAAAGCTTTTGATCAGGTTGTCGATGCATTCGATAACGATTTCACGCTAGGATGAACTGTTGAGGAAGTGAACGCAGTCGCATGAGAGTTCGGAGACGCAAATATGGAATCATGACCAGTGTACTATTCAACAATAAACTTAGTCTGCAAGCTTTTACATACTAATTAAGATCATGGAAAAATTGTTTTATCCTAGAGAAAAGAAACTCCAAGAGGAGACTAAAAAAAGGGAAGAATCGTTTGAGAAAAAAATAGAAAACAAAGCTCCACAAAAAGATTTTACCAATAAAAGTAAAAAATGAAAATCCGAAAAGTAATCAAGGATGCATTCAGTCCTGCGAGCATAGAGCCTACAATGGACGACAATCGGAGATCGGTATATCCTATGCATTCAAGCTACGATCCTCAGAAACTATCAAAAAAAGATTACCTATCATTCTATGTTGGGTGGTCTTTTGTCGCAATTTCTACGATAGCAGATGAGGTAGCATCGCTCCAAAGACAACTTACTGATAAGAGTGGAAAAAATATCGAGAGCAAAGAACTTGCGTTGATAGATAACGAACTTCTTGTGAATATAGTGTCTTTTATGAAGCTGAATGGTGCTTGTTATGTGTGGAAAAATAGAGTTTGAAACACAATCTCTGAACTAGTTGTATTACGTCCAGATTTGGTCACTCCTGTTCTAAATTCAGCATGAACGCAATTGGATCATTGGGAATATATGCAAAAGAAATTTCCTGTTGAAGATATAATCCCATTCGTACAATTCAATCCACAGCTTCCATACCCATTGAGACTTACAGGTGTTTCTGATGTTCAGGCTATCGCAACAACTATCGATTGAGACGTACAGGCATCTAAATGGAATCGACAATTTTTCTTCAACTCTGCGAATCCATGAGGAGTATTGGAAACCGATCAAGATTTATCAAAAGACAAGATAGATTTAATCAAGAGGTCTTGGGAGGAGAAATATAGAGGCACTCAAAATTCAAATAAAGTAGCTTTGCTTACAGGTGGTTTAAAATATAAGCCTGCAAGTCCAAGCCAAAAGGAGATGGACTTCATAGCAACGAGACGTTTCAATCGTGACGAGATTCTTGGTATCTATAAACTTCCACCACAGGTCATCGGTTTGGTTACTGAATGATCCACAGGTAATATCTGAAAAAAGGATGCCGATATGATCTTCTCGAGGAGAACAATACGTCCATTGGCAATGAAAATCGCTGATACATTAAACAGATTTCTTTTTGAGTGAAAAGGTACGTTTGAGTTCATCAACATAATCCCATACGATCTTACAGAAACAAGAATGGATTTTGATTCCGGTGGAATGACACTCAATGAGTTCAGAAAATCAAGAGGATTGAAACCAGTTGTTGGTTGAGATAGTTTCAAATCAATCATGGGTATTTGAGAGGAGGTGCAATTTGAAGAACAATGAAAGTCTCTTCCAAAAAAAGAAGAAGATATGATCACAAAAGGGATAGCGAACGCAGTATCTAAGTCTTTGAAAAGCAAAATCAAATGAACTCCTGAGTATCGGGATGCACGATGGGAGATGAAAGATAAAAGGATCATCTCTTTCGAGAAGGAATATCAGAAAAGATTAAAATCAGTATTCGCTGTCCAAGAAAAAGATATTACTAAGGACTTTGAAAGCCGATACAGCAGTCAATCAAAATGACATAAAGCAACCATGCCACTTTTGAATACTATCAAGTATTCTGTTCTATATTATCAGATATTGAAGTCTGTACAAAACGAACTCGTGGATCAGGAAGCAACAAAAGCATTGATAGAAGTGAATATCGCAGAGCCTGCGAACATATTTACTCCAGAAATACAAAAAAATCTTGAAGCGAATATTAAAAAATTCTCGTTTAATGTAGATCAAGCAACCAACGACAAACTTCTCAACGAATATCAGAAAATAATCAATGAATGATTAAGTGTTGATCAGTGAGTACAGAGATTGAAGGAAACCGTGTTTACTGAGCTTAAAACAAGCAGACTTGAAAAGATAGTAAGAACAGAAACTATCAGGGCAGGTAATATATGAACACAGCTCTGATACGAACAGAGTGGTGTTGTTGAAAAAAAACAACGATACACTTCTCAAGACGAGAGAGTGTGTCCGTTCTGCTGACCTGAACATGGGAAAGTTATATCTCTTTGAGATGACTTCTTCGCAAAAGGAGAAAACCTTGTAAGAATAGGAGAGAATGGGAAACCTGCCACAATGAATACTGATTATTGAAGTGTTGGATATCCACCATTGCATCCCAATTGCCGTTGCACAATTTTACCTGTAATCTAAAATCATGGAAAAAACATTCTGAGAAATTAAAATCACTTTCAAAGAAAAATTAAAGATGTTTGAATTACAAAAAGTCGTAATTTCACAAAAGAAATTGGTCGCATGAGAGATTGACGACATGGAGTTGTGCTTCATTCTTTTTGGTGTTTATTGTTTGACTATAAACGGAGAACTCAAAACGTGAGACGATGCAGTTGACTGGATGAAAAATCTTGATGATCTTTCTGTTTTTGCATGAATACAAGAACACATAATCAATAATCTTCAAGAGACTGTAGAACTCCAAAAAAAAAAGACAACCGAGAATACGAATTCAAAAAGCTAGTTAAGACATGAAAATTCACTCCGGATGATGATATGCTGGCAACGGTTATTATAGAAAGGACATGATGGACATACGATCAGTATCTTGAACAGCCACACGATATAATAGCATGCCTGCTTACAAAATGGAAAATAGAGTGATCAGAAAACAAACCCTTTAAATCAAGCAAAAGATAATGGCGAAGGAAGCGAAAATTATTATTACAGCTGACGACCAAGCCTCCGACAAACTTAAGAAAGTTTGAAATGAGAGTAAATCTTTTTCTGATAAAGTAAAAGCAAACCTCTGAAAGATAAGAGTTGCTAGTGGTCTAGTTGTAGCATGAATAGTCGCTATGTGAAAAAACTTCATCGATGAGGCGAATACTCAAATCAGAGTGAATACTCAGCTTGAAACTGTTTTGAAATCTACATGAAACGCAGTATGAATGACGTCAAAGCAAATACAGGATATGGCAAGTTGAATGCAAAAGATGAACGGTATTGCTGACGATGTAATCCAAACATGACAGAATATGCTTCTTACTTTCACTAATATATGAAAAGAAACGTTCCCAAATGCCACTCAAACTATGCTTGATATGGCGACTGCGATGAACGGTGGCGTAAAACCAAGTGCAGAGCAGTTGAAAGGTACTGCTATTCAGCTTTGAAAGGCTTTGAATGATCCTATACAGGGTATTTCTGCTCTTTCTAGGGTTGGAGTTTCGTTTACAGACAAACAGAAAGCAGTTATTGAATCGCTTGTAAAAACAGGCAAGACTGCTGAGGCTCAGAAAATAATACTCGCCGAACTTAATCGTGAATTTGGTTGATCGGCAAGTGCAAATATGAAAACATTTGAAGGTAGGATGCAGGCGTTACAACTTACGATCGGCGATGCAAAAGAAGCGATCTGAATGGCATTGATTCCTGCTGTAGAAAAACTTACATCAAAACTAGTTCCAATCATAAACAAAGTGTCTGAATGGATACAGGCAAACCCTGAACTTGCGTCAAATATAATGCTTGTTGTTGGTGGAGTTGCTGCATTAGTGCTTTGATTATCGGTGCTTTTGCCAGCAATAAGTGCGATCGGTGTCGCTCTTGGTGTACTTGCATGACCTGTTGGGATCATAATCGCATGAGTTTGAGCGTTGGCATTTGGTCTCTATAAGTTGAATGAGGCTATGTATCCACCAGTCCCTACTGCCGAAGAACTCACACAGGCATTGAGCGAAGTAGATGCAGAGATTATCCAGTTGAATAAAGACTACGGTGCATGAAAAGTCGGTCCGGAGGAATATAGGAAGAAGATCGCAGAACTTACCAAACAGCAAGACGCACTGAATTTGTCTTTGAAGGCTACGAGAGCAACAGCAGAACAAGTAAATGCAGTCATGGCATGATTAGCAAAAAATCAGATATGAACTTCTTTTGGTGGATTAGCAAACCTCACTCCTCAGAAAGCACAAGCATTGATGAATACAAAAGTTCCTGCTTCAAATATAAACGCATACTCTACTCCTGCACTACCTACTGCAAAAAAAGTAAATTTTTGATCGTTCAGCACTCCAATTTGATGATTCAGAGCAGATGGATGACCAGTTCAAGCATGAAAGAAATATGTTGTTGGAGAGGAATGACCTGAATATTTTATACCATGAAAAAATTGAATGATTGATCCGAATAAGTGAGGTCAAAACATCAGTGTAAATCTTGGTGGTGTAACTATCAATAATGGAATGGACGCAAACAATCTCGCCACGAAAATAGCAAACGAAATTAAGAGACTTACTCAGCTTTATAATGTTTGAATAGCTTAATGTTCAATAAAAAACTCGTCAATAAATTTGTATTCAATGAAGGAGACCCATTCGTACTCAGTACTATTACTGATGACATAATTTTCAAATCCTTTTGACTACAAAATGCAAATATAGTCACAAGTTTCAAAGACGATCATAACCTCCCAAATATTGATTTGAATACATACGAAAATCCTGTGATAGATGGTGGTTGAGTACTGAACAGAAAGTACACAAACAAAGACATTACGCTGAGAGGTGTACTTCTTGCCGATACTGCCAGTGCGTTGCAGACATTGATTGATAATTTCAAACTCAAAACAAGCGAAGTTGAATGATACTTGGAAATCAAAGTTGACTGAGTATATAGGAGAACAAAAGCGACTTGTGTCAAGTCAGATTTGTTTGATAAAAAGCATTATGATATTACAAGGTGTCCGTTCGAGATCACGTTCAGAACTCTAGAGCCTTTTTTCTATTTGAGATCTGACGAGACTGTTTTGGAATCATGAGTTACTGCGAATATTACTGTGGATATTTCTTACAACGGAACAGCGAAGACTTATCCGAAATTTTTGTTTGCTTTCAATTCTTGAAATACAGGTGTCACGCAGGTGGCCATCGCATTGAATGGTAAAACCATCACTATAACTGACACGTTTTCTGATTGAGATGTAATGATTGTGAACTGCGAAACAAAGGAAGTGCTTATCAATGGAGTTGATACAGATTACTCCGGAGTTTTTCCAAACCTAGAATACTGAACGAATATTGTTGAAACTACGTTCACAAAAACAACACTTAATGTGGATATGTCATTTTTATATGCCAAAAACTACCTATAATGAAGTGATATTCATTGAAGGTATATACCTTCGCAGGAGTATACAAGGACACAATCGATCCGAAGGTTGTTATGAACGACATATCTTTTACGAGCAACATAAATGGTGGGCAATGAGAATTGGTAGTAAATCTCGCACTTGGTATCGATGACACCACTATTCTTTCGAGAGATTTCATCAAGGTATTTTGCTTTGATGAAAACAATCCTAATGGTCGTTTGATATATACATGACAAATCACGCAGGTAAATAAAATCTACACCAATCGTGGTCAACAAATATCCGTGAATGCACTCTGACTCTTTGCTTTTATGAATACGATCTTCTTCAAATCATGAGGCAATTATGTTTTCACAAAAAATCAAGACCCTGCACAGACAATCAAGGATGTTATAAGTTACTTCAACACTATTTATACTGCTCCACGAGTTTGATACACTACCTGAATCGATAACTACTGATCAAGTCTTAATATAGGTTTTGATTATACGAAGTGCAATGATTCAATTTCTGACTGCCAAAAGCTGACAGAAAATTTCCGATTCTTTTTTGGTGCAGATTGAGATTGTAAATATAAACAAAAAACTACCTGAACAATCAACCACTATTTCACACTAGAAAAAGACATTGACAATATGGAAATTACAGAAGACATTGAAAATCTCACAAATAATGTTATGGTAGATTATGTTGGAGGTGTTGCGAACGCAAGCGATGCTTGAAGTCAAAGCACGTATTGATTACGTGAACTTAAAATATCAAGTCAAGCACAGGATTTGACTACAGGAAACGCAGTCGCAACAAACTATATTACTCAGAATAAAAATTATAAAAAACAAACAGTCATCACTATAAATTCACAATACGATCTTGAAAGTCTGAAACCGTGAGATTATGTG